ATTTTTTTCTGATAGGATATTTTTATATAACTTTAATCCCGAATCATCTCTGCGACAATGATTAAACAAATCATCAAGAGTATATGATTTTTCTTCAGCAAGAAAGGAAAATTTATTAGCAATTGTCTTGAGTCCAGCTCCCCTGATTCCTTCTAGGTTGTCGGACTTATCGCCATCTATAGCACGAGCCATCGCAAAATTGTTGGGATGAATAGAAAATTGTTCGATGATTCTCTTTTTGTTTAAGAATTCATCCTTCACTGGGCTATAAATCATTGTCTTGTCATCACACAATTGATAAAAATCTTTATCCATTGATACAATAATTTTAACATCCTCTTTTAACGAGGGCATTTGACAGATATAGGCAATTACATCATCTGCTTCTATGTCTTCCACCATCAATTGAGCCACTGGCATTTCATTAAGATATTCAATGGTCTTTCGCATTTGATCGTAGCGGTTTTGTGACTCCTCAAGTGCTGACATTCCTTTGTATGCACGGTTGAGCTTAAGAGGCTTGCGTCCTTCTTTATATTCCTTAACAATTGTGCGTCTTTTCGCACTTCCGCCGCCACCATCCCACACCACCACAACGTTGTCTGGTTGCATATCTCTTGTCATCTTTTGCAGAGACATTAAGAAACCTTTAGTTCCGCCAATGGGCGCACCATTTGCCGCGAGGCTTGGGTTCATGACATAAGACCTTATGAACATGTTCATCGCGTCGATGATTAATATTTTTTGAGACATTTTATTCCTCTGTATTAATATGTGTTATAATGTTGTTGATGATTCTAAGAGTATCGTTAGTTGTCTTAACTTCAAATGCTTGATCAGGCTTTATTTCTCTAATCTTATCATAAAGTGGCTTGTCATTTCCCATTGGAAGTGTACACCTGTCGCCAACAAACCAGTGATCATAATCTTCATAATGATTTAAAGCATAAGTTTTATCCCAACCTATAGGATAGATATCAATAGAGGTGTTGCCGCCGAGGGCGAACTCAACTGATTCCTTTAGAACTCCTCTTTTAAAAACTTCTAAATTGCGTTCTCTTATTCCATGTTCTTTGTCCCTTTCAATAAAACGCTTACGATCATCATCTGTGGCCTTGCGCCCAATGGGACACCAATTGATTAACGAATCTCGATAAGAAATAAATTGTCCAGACAAGGGAATTTCCCAACCTGTATTACAAAGATGAGTAATATACATTCTTTCAGAAAGCAAAAACATTAATCTGCGGAATGTCTTTTCGCCCAAATGCTCTCGCATATTAAGTGACGATTCTTTTGACCATTCGCCATCTTTAAAGATATATTTTTGTGTTCCGTTGCAAGGCAAAATCGTTAGATTAGAGAAATCTTCACCTGAATTCAAAAACGAACCGCATTGCTCCATAACATACTCAAATTCGCTGCCTGTAACAATGCCAACTTCTGATATTGTCTGAAGATTTCTTAATGCTTCTTCCATTTTGGGTTCAATGGATTTTCTTGCGGGCGTTATCGTTCCATCCATGTCAAACAAAACAACCGATTTCATCTACTTCTCCTGTTCTAGAGTTTGTTCTTCTAAATCATAAAAATCTTCAGCTTTACCAGTTTTGTTTTCAAACTTTCGGATGACTTCTTCGTCCATAATATCATAAACGATCTTTGCGAACTTTGGATCGCTTTTCATAAGTTTGGGGAACGTGGCTGTTTGGAATTTCTTTTCATAACCTTCCAACGTAAACCACGCACCCGCATTTTTAAGCCTGTCGGATGGTTTGATAGCCATCAAGAGAGATTCATCATTCATAATTCCGACTTCTTCGCCACCCCACAAAATCTTAAAGTTACAAATGCGCCCTTGAGTGCCGAATTTAGATTTCTCTAATTTTGTTTTAACTTCTGAACCAATTCGATAACCATTCTCGTCTTCAATAAAAGTCTTCTTACCTTTTAACCCTGTCAGCCATAGCCGCAATGAATAAGAATAAATGATTGCTTTGCCACCAGGAGTGAACCAAGGCTGAGATAACATCATCATAGGATTATTAACATTAATGTTTGTTTTTAGTTGATTAAGGACAAGAAACGTTGATTGTGTCTTGGAGAGCGAAACTGTGAGCTTCTTCATTCCAATCGACAACACCCGTGGCATTTGTGCCATTGATGATTGTGGATTAAAATCTTTTTCTAAGTCTGCACGACACGGAGTCATAGCCAGTGAGTCCAAAATAAATAAATAACGATTATCTGGGTCATTTGCCATACACATTTCCATAGTTTCTAGAACCATTTCAACGTCTTCTGGTTGGATTATAACAATTTGGTTGTCACTACCCATGTCACACCCTAACTTCTCCAAGAACTCACTTGTCATTGTGGCTTCAGAATCAAAATATAATACTTTAATGCCCTTCTTCTGACCTTCGCGAGCGATTTGACCAGCCATATAAGACTTACCTGAACTCTCAAGACCTGCGATCTCTGTGCATCGTCCAACTGGGATGCCTGCTAACTGACCGCGACAAATGATTGAGTCGAGCCATCGTGATCCGGTTGGGATCCAATCTTTAATGTCTGCCGGGTTTTCTTGGTCGCCTGCAAAGGCAACCGTCCTTCCAGCTTTTTTGTTAATCATTTTTAAGATATCTACTGATGATAATTTTCCATTACTCATAACTTTCCCAAGAAAAAGAAGCTGCCGTCGATATTTAATACAACGGCAGCTTCCAAAAACTATATATGTTTTTTAGTTACTACGCAGATAGTTCACGAATGGCTTCGTCAACACTGCTTACTCCAACATTTTCAACCATTGGACCATCAATCGGGTTTAGGAACGATTCCAAGATTGCTTTTACGTCGGCTGGTGACTTGCGTTGAAACAATGAATCAATTACAGGAATGGATTCTAGGATTTCTTTAATCCCACCCTTTGTTTTTGCAAGTGCAGATGATTTACGCTTTGGAACCAGATTGGTTTGCGGAAACGCACCCTTTGCTTTTGGAAGTGTATACGTCAATGTAAAGTCAACGCCTGTGTCTACGTGAGTGATATCACCATAATCAGGATTAAGAACAAGGCCCAACAATGTCTCATAAATGGTCTTACCATAACCCCAAACACGCACACCCGTTTCTTCTTCGCCTCTCACCATCACAGGAGAGAAAAATCGTTGGCGAACGAAAAGCGACTTAGCCATTTTCTTACTATCGTCAGTGCCTTCTTGCCACAGCTTTGAAGCAAAATCACAAATTGGACAGTTGTCACCAAATTGTCGTTTGGGACAAAGAACACCACCACGGGCACCTTCGCCCAAATTATAATGAAAGTGATAAACCTTAAATGGATCACCATCTTCAGTTGGAACCAAGCGAATTTCTTGATCGCCCTCTTGTGGTTTCCACCACACATTATCTGATCTTGACTTCCCTCCAGATTCGGACTCTTGGAGTTTAGCCTTCATTTTAGCTAAATCTAACGCCATATTTTATTTCTCCTCATTTTAAGGTGAGGTTGGCAAATCTCCCAACCCCCCAATTTTTATTTTTGTATCACCGAAGTGTGATTTAAACAATAAATATAATCTTGATCGTAATCCGTTTCATAAATTCCATAAGTAACCCTATAACCTTCTTCTTTGTGAATCGATATTGATTTTCTTATTTTGCTCATTAATTCTGGATCTGTTTCAATCTTCGCTTTATTGTGTGTGTAATAATACACGATATCAGACACGCTGTCAAGAGAAAAAAACATATTATCCTCATTTTTTTCTAAATCGCTCATGCCTATGGATGTAATCCTTGCCCCCACGGGCAGATCACTAAAGGTATTTGTTAATGATTCGTTATTATTATAAACATTAATCATATGAATTGTGGAAACAACCATTTGATTAATTTTATTATAGTAATCTTTAATGGAGATGCCTCCAAGGACTGCTTCGGCTTCTTCATTTGACACCAAATAGAGTCTTTCGAATGCGCCCGACCTCGCATACTCTTGAAATACGTTGTAAACCAATTTTTCTAATTTTGATTGGGTTTCATTTAATAAAGATAATTCTGGTCGGATGTATAAAACACTAATTTTGCATTTATTTTTTAAATAGCGCAAGGTTGCCAAGGACGCTGATGATATTTTTCCGCCACCACCGACGACGAATAGGATGTCGCCACGGACACCCCTGAAAAAATGCTGTAGTGTGGGCAGTTTTTCTTCATAATCTTCAATCTTTTCGTACTCTTTTATGGGGAAGGTGGTCTTGGTCTTCTCAAGTCCAACATCGATTTTTTTGATAGAATACTGGGAATATTTGGCAAACTCGTCTGCTATGTTGCAGCCTGCATTTCCAAGTCCAATAATGGTATCCACTATTCTGAAACCTCTTCGAGAATAATCTTATCGCGGAA